TTCCTGCTTGTTCGAGATGACGCTCGGCTTGAGCGTCTCGGTGATGGCGTCGAGCAGCGGGTTCAACAATTGCGCCGGCGGCAGATCGGGATCGCTCGCCGAACTCGCGTAGAGGTAGCAGTCGACGTACAGCAGTGCGACCGGGTTCAAGCCAGGCGTCGTCGTGATAGATTCGCGCCGCTGTGACATGAACATCGCGGGCTGCTCCGCGGCCGGCACATCGCTCCAATGCTTTAGGCGGCGCGATACCGTCTGGAAAGCGTAGGACGTTTTGAGCTTGTCGAAGAGCGCGCTGTAAATCGCTTCGCGATTCATCAGAACGCCCTCACCGCGTTCGCGACTTCCTTTGCGATCTCATCTCGGATCTGCGGCTGCAGCTCGCGGAATGAAGAGCGCAGGAAAGACCGCTCAGGCAGATGCATCGTGCGACTATGGGCTGAGACGTAGAACGGTTTGCCGAGCTTCGAGCGACGAAGGTGCTCGCGCACGCTGACGGTTCCGTGAAAACCGAACTCATGAGCGCCGGCGTATACGACCTTCGTGCCTACGACACCGCTCACCTTGCCATCGCCGGTGACGGGGTCCATGCGCGTAGCAATCGATCGGCGCAATCGACCCGTACGAACATTCAGCACCTGGCCCGAAAGCTTCGATTCTTTGGTGCGAGTCTGGATGAGCAGCAATGCACGACCAACGCCTCGTTGCAGCGCTGAGATGAGTTCCGCAGGGAAGCGTTCGAGCGCCGCCCTCACTCGCTGCTCGCCGGTGATCTCGGCGCGCATCATGTCGGCACGACCTTCTTGTAGTTCGCCAGGATCGTCTTTACGACCGCAGGCATGTCACTCGTGAGGAATGTGACCGTCTCGGGGCCGATCGTCTTTGAAACGTGGCCGATGCGATCGCGCGCCTTGAATTGGTAGGCGATCCATTGAATGCATGCCTCCTGAATATCCGGCGGGGTTTGGGCGTAGCCCGCCGTATAGCTCACTTCGACATTGCTCTGGCCGCGTGTGAATCGATAGCCGCGCAAGGTGAGCGAGATTTCGTTGAATGTGAAACCTTGCACCGACGGCCCCGTCGACGCCAAGACTTGACGGCCGTCGATGTAGAGCGATGTGACTGCAGTTACGGGGAACTGCGCGAACATGATTCGCGTCCCGCCATTGCCGTCGATGATGTCCACGTAATCGGCCTGCGCAATGTTGCGATTCAGGTAGCCTTCGATCGCGTCCGAGCAGCGCGGGATCATCTTCCCGAGCAAATCGTCGTTGGCCGTGTTGGCGAGCTGAAGCCAAGCCTTTAACTCCTCCAATGTCGTGAACGCACTCATCGCGAGTTAAGCAGCAGGCGGTTGGGCCGCTTCCTCAGGTTGAGCTGCTTTCTCTTCACTGCCGGCGATCGGCACTACACCATGATGCGCGAGATCCGCGAGGGCCTCGGGCGGAACTTCGATCTCGCCTTTCTTGTTGGCGACGTATTCCTCGCCGGCGAACGAAACCGACGCGCAGCCCTTCGGCACGCGCGCTTTGACTTTGTCGCTCATGTGAAAAACCTCGATTGATGAGAATGGAAGCGGCGCGTCCTTGCGCCATGTTTTGCCGAGCGTCCGGTTACGCGACGTTCGAGATCACACCGAGCGAGGGCGGGAAGAAGTGCTGCAACACTTCGTCCGCATACACGCCGTACTCGTACCGACGAGTGCGCAGCGGCCACTCGATCTGGTAGTACTCGCGACGCGTGCGCACCTGCGCCAGATTGGTAACGCCATCGATGTAGGCCGGCACCGTGGCCGTATAAAACATGATGGTGCCCGGCGGTACGTTCGGATGAACCATCAGATTGATGATCTCGCCGGTAATCGGGCTCACGTATTTCGCCACGTTTCGGCCCGCAACAATCTCCATCGGGCTATACGGGTCGACCGTGAACTGCACGTTCGGATTTGCTGATCCGAGCACGAGGTTCGTGATCTTCTGGAACTGAACGAAGTTCAAGAGAACATGCGTAGGTTGCAGCCGGTATTTGTTGTAGAAAGCTCCGAGCGCCGCATCGATTTCCTGAACGCGACCTTGGCCTGCTGTCAGCGTCGTGCCCGTACCCGGCGTGCCGGTGGCGAGCGCGTTGTAGTACGCGTTCAGCGAAGCCTTCGAGGCGAAAGTGAAGAGACCATCGAACTCGAGCGAGCTAGTCGAATTGTCGGAAGCCGCGAGCGTCGACGCGAGCTGCGCGCCGCCGTTGGATGCCGCCGTGATCAGCACACTGTTGATCGCGGTGACCTGGTTCAACCGCTCCGAGCCGGCCGTTCCGACGTACCACGCGTAGGCAACCGCGCCACGCACGGCCGTCACGCTAGCTGAAATGGTGCTGGTCGAGCCGGTAGTCGCCTGCGAGGCGGCTGCCGACTTCTGCGCTGAACCGCCACCGAAGTTGTCGACCGAGCCGTCAGCATTCGTGCGCGAGATCACGCCCGGAACCTGTGCGGTCGTCGGATCGAAGCTCAGGCCCGTCTGACCGTTGTTGAGACCCGCGACATCCCAATACGCCTGCACACCGAGCGCGACGCAGATCACGCTGTAAGTTGCCGCAGCGAGCGTTCCGCCCGTGGTGGACGTTGAGGTGGTCGGTGTCGGCGTGGTGCCGAGGGCGTTGGAGGTATTGCCACCGAGGAGAATGATCTCCTCAGCGATCATCAACGACTGCAAGGTCTGCAGCACGGCGACAGCCTTCACATCCTCGAAGCCCTGCGCCGAGTAGTCAGCTTCAAAGCTGACGTTCTTCTCGAGGCCAATACCGCGGTACGCCGCTAGGTAATCGGCAGTCGTATGTTGGATCGTAGCGTTTCGATTTCCCTCCGAGACGCCGGCGCGCACCTTATTGGTGTTGATGCCGGTGATCGCCCGCCAGCTCGCCTGGACGGAGAAGCCACCGCCGACGCGCGCGATCATGTTGCGCAGCGGAGTGAGTTGCGGATACAGCTTGAGCGACGGTGCTTTCAGGTCATAGCCCTGAATGCCGGTCGTGGCATTGCCCGGCTGCGTGAAATTCTTCGCGATGAGATCCGGCACGTTGGTCGCCTGCGCCGTCTTCATCAGCGCGATCGACTCGGCCGTTGCTTCTGCAAGTTGCTTCGACATATGAGTGCTCCAAAAATGAAAAAACCCGCGCTGGCTTTCTCAGCCAGGCGGGTTGATCGATGTTGAAAAGTGAATGAGTGGGTTGGTGGTTAAGAGTTACGCGATACGGAAGCCCGGCCCGGACTGCGCCGCTTTTACGAGCGTCGCGACATCGTCAACCGAGCCATCAGATTTTTTGACCGGCGAAATTTCAGTGCGCTCAGTGCCTGGCCCAAGGTCATCGCTTTTGCCGACGACTTTCAGCACGCCCTTCGGCGGCAATGGCTGCGCTTCGATTGCCTTGAGACGTTTCGTGAGATCCTCGATCGTTGCATCGCGCTTGGCCATTTCTGACTTGAAGAGATCGCCGGCAGTCGGCTCGGGCGATTGGGTGGGCTGCTCTGTCTTAGTCAAGTCACCTGTCGGCTCAGCCTCTTCGATCTCTTCGGCCTGTTTGTAGCCGAGCGCTTCGAATTTCTCGCAGCATTCCATGAGCACCTTATGCATGTCGGCGAGAGTCTGCTTTGTGGCCTTGCTGTATCTCGCTCCCTTCTTTTCGAGGTCGCCGGTCGACGCCGCGGCCGCGATCGTCACGACCTCGACCGGCTTGATCGACGCCACGAGTTCGGCGATCTCTTCCGCACTCATCGCGGCGAAGATCTCGACGCCGGCGCGCAACCAATCGCGCAACTGTGCGGGGACCGTCGAGCCGTCCTGTTCGTAGGCCGCTTCGTAAGCCGTGTCGGATGCGAGCCATGCGATCGATTGAAGAAGCGACGCAAAACTGCACATTCCTGAGATGCCCTTCTTCAGATCATCGCCCTTCGGACGTGCGGCCGCCTTCTTGGCGATCGCGCCTTTCGCGAGTGCGAGGAATTCCGAAGCGATGAGCGCTTTTCCATCGAGGAGCGTCGCCAGCTCAACGACGGCCGCCTTCTCAATATCTGTCGGCGCCGTCGCTGTCTGCGCAGTCAATACGGGGTCATCCTTTACCGCCGATGCAGGAGTCGCAGCCTCGTTTTTCTCCGCAGTCACCGGCTCCTCATCTTTCTCGACCTTGTACATCTCGAAGACCGCGTCGGGGTTTGCCGGGCGATCGACGAGCGAGATCTCGACAAGCTTGAGCTTTGTGATTTTCGTTTTGTCGTCGGGATCTCGCTCCTGCACTTTTCCGCCGATCGAAAATCCCTTGTAAGTCTTCGTCTGCACCTTCTTCACCGCCACCGGATCAACGACGTGCGCCACCAGGAACGTGCGGCCGTCGCTTTGCACCTCCGCCTCGAGCGCCGTGCCGGCAGCGAGCGGCTGATGCATCTCACGCACGGCGCCGAATTTCATGTAATCAGGCAGCGCGGCTTTCATCGCGTCCGAGGTGATGACCTCGCCATCGCTGTCTACCGATTCGCTTGAGGCAAAACCGAAGACGCGCAGCGTGCCATCGGTCTGCTCTTCGACCTTGGCGATATCTGCATACAAGCGTTTCAAAGACATGCTGAAAGTTCTCCGTTTTAAGTCCGCACCGGCAAGACGCCGGCGAGCGTGAGGATCTTGATCGGGTTCGTCGTCGCGATCGTCACCGTGACCAGGTAGTCGCAATCATCGAGTCCGGCATCGACCGGCACGATGACCTGGGCGAACGCTGCATCGAATCCCGCCGCACCGTTGGCAAGCGCGTTGGGCGCCAGGTCTGTGCCGAGCACTGTCTCGAACGTGACGGTCGGCGCGCCCGTCAACGCCTCACCGGGTAGCAAATCCGGCGCGAAATCGAATACGAGTGGTACGGCTTCCGTCGGCGCTTTTTCGTCGAATCGCTTGTGAGTCATCAGCGCGGATACCTTGAATAGACGCCCGACACGACGCGAAACAGTGAACAGACGCCGCCGTGCACGTCGCACGATGTAACGCGGGCCACCGAGCAGGATCGATACCAGCGCCTTGAGCTGCTCTTGCTCGTGATGGTCATCGACTTCGAACGTCTCGTCCCAATCCCACCCGTCCGCCGTGAACTGCGAAGGCGGGATGACGACGTCGGTGCCGAGTGGCTGTGCGGTTTCGGCGATGCTGGAGGCATCGTCGTCAATGAATTCATCGATAGTCCACGCATCCTCGAATGCGGCATCGGATGCGCTCGGCAACGACTGGACCGTGATGGAGTCGTACGCGATGTTCTGCCAATCGTCGTCAACCGCATCTGAAGAAAGCTCGGCTTCCTCAGCATAGAACGGTGGCGGAGCATCAAGCCCGACCGAGTCATCATCGTCTTCGGTGATGATCTGCCAATCATCGTCGAGGGCATCATCGAGACGTTCCGCTTCTTCGCCAAAGCTCTGCGGCTGCTGATCCTGAAGCGCGTCGTCATCATCATCTGTGATGAGTAACCATTCGTCTTCGACTGCATCGTCGAAGTGCGGAAATGCATCATCGATCGTGAGCGCGGGCGGCGGCGCAACGTCGGCGACCACGACCTCGAGACCGAGATGCGCATCGATCTCATCATGCGCAGCATGCTCCCAGTGGTCCGCCGGATCTTCGAAGAGCTGCGAGGCAGCGACCACCAGGTCGGGGCCAACGATATCGTCGTCGTCATCGACGACCGTCTGCCAGTCATCGGAATCGGTTTCGGCGAATTGCTCAGCGTCATCACCGAAGAACTGCGGTGGCGCACTGAGTCCGACAGGATCGTCATCGTCATCGACGATGAGTTGCCAGTCGTCGAGATCCAGATCATCGCGAGACCAGTCGTAGGCGTCCTCGATTGTCTGAGGCGCAGAAACGACCACGGGCGCGACGGGCGCGGAGTCGAGCAGCAGCTCGTCCTCGACCTCATCGGGCAACGGATCGTCTTGTAGGACGACCGGATCGGCATCCACATTGCCGAAGTCATCCGGGAAAAATTCGTCCGAGGTCTCTTCAACTTCCCATTCCAGGCTGACGGCCAGCCCCACGACGGGCGGCGCATTCGGCTGGATCGGCCCGGACCATTCGAGATCATTGAGCGGCGGCTCGTCATATCCCTCGTACCAGGGATGCTCAGGCTCTTCTTGCACGTATACGGTGACGGCCGCATTCGTCACCACCGGCTGCGACTGGTCGACCATAATGGCGACCGCCGAATCCGCATCGATCTCTCCAGCGTCTCCACCACCGACGATCGAGGGGAAGTCCCCGAACTCATCGCCGAAGAAAATATCGCTCGCGCCGCCGCCCGATACGGGCGATACCTGCACGTGCGAAAGCTTGCTCGTGCCGCCATGCGCGCCATCCGATCCCGTGACGATCCTCATCACGGTGCTGGCGAACGTCAGCGTGATGGAGGCGTTACCTGCAGCCCAATTGGTATCGCTAGTGCGAATGACCCCGGAAGCGTCTAGATATTCGTTCGTCCCCGTGACGCCGGCGTAGAT